GGATGATGAGTCCGGCGAGTCGCTCGAAGACAGGGCTGACGTGGTGAGCAAGGCGCTGCGCCGAGCGTGGCAACTCGGGCAAACGTACTGGCAGCAGGCGGACAGCGAATACACCAGCCATCACAAAAAGGCGGACGAGACGCAGGCAAGGTTTCAGACGCTGGTGGATGAGACACGGGCGGCGATCCTTGCCGACCTGACGCCCAACACTGTGGTAAGCGGCGGAACGTCCGCTTGACCGCATGAATTCAGCCGACGCCGCTCGCGGCGGTCGGCTGGAATGACGGGTTAGCCGCGACCAGCTGAAAACGCGGCACAACATGAAAGGACCACCATGAAAGACCAGCACGAGAAGATTAAAGGCTACCGCGACCTCTCTCAAGAGGAAATCGACCTGATGAACGAAGGCAAGGCACTGGCTGAACAGTGCGGTGCCTACATCGACAAGCTGATGGCGAACGAAAGCACGGACAAGCGCGCAGTTGCACTTGGCAAGACAAACCTGCAACAGGGCTTCATGTGGGCAATCCGTGGCGTTGCACAACCGACCACGTTTTAAGTTTATGGCCCGCCACTGGCCGATGCTGGTGGCGGCTAACGCCCGAATTAAGCCGCGCTGCGAAGCGGCGTCGGCTTGAATGAATTGTTAGCTGGCACGACTGGCGAAGGAGCATAGCCCATGTGGTACACGACAGCAGACGCGCGGCGAGACGCCGAAAAACAGGCGGCCAACCAGCGGGACGACCGCCAATCGCCTAATTGCTCGTCATTCTGCGCTCGCGGTGAACCGTGCTCTATCACGGATGACGGCAAGTGTGATGCCGCCTGCGACAGTGCTATGCCAGCTAACGCACTAGCTCAGGCGGACGCCGCTTGCGGCGTGTCGCCTGGAGCGACGGGTTCGGCGGCACATTACGGAGGAAGAACCATGGCAACGCGAAAAATTGAAGAGATTTGGCCGGGCTTGCAGCCGATGGCTAAAAAGGCCCAATTGATTGCGGAAACGCAGGGGCGCCCGGCATACGTGGCCCTTAACCCAACCGGCGATGTTTCTGCCGATTTCCCCGGCGTTGACTGTCACCGAGTGCATGCAAATGGCGATGTTGATTGCTGCGTGTGCGCGCCGTGATTGTGACGCCGAACGCCAAATAGACACCTAAACCGGTGTCTACTTCCTCCACGGCTGACTTTTGCCCAACAAATAGCAACGGCCACCCTTGAGAGGTGGCCGTTTTTTTTGCCCTTCGCGCTAAGTAAGCCTGGGCTGGCTCTCGGAGCCGGTCGCGATCCGGAATCTGCATTTTACCCGCTGCGGCGTACTTTGCGCACTTCCTGGATCTCGATACCGTGAATCGCTTTCATCAGCTTATTTTTTAGGGCGTAGACCTGCGTCACCGGGCCACCCTTCACGTCCTCAACTACCCGGTTTCCGTCGCTATCGACATAACAAAAGTCAGCCAAATATTTGCAGACAAGCACGCCATTCACCGGCAGCGCGAATTCCTCCTGCGTCCTCAGCCCGGAGATCACGCCACCCTCTTGCAGTCGCTTCAGTTCGACATAACGGGCGCCCTCGGCTTTTGAATCGAATTTTTTGCCGTCAATCTCGACCTTCTTGTTGCCGTACTTGGCCCGAGCCGGTGGCGCCACTGGCGCAGCACTGGCAGCCTCCTTGCGTGTCGCCCTGTACGCCGCCAGTTGCTCGTCACTCCAGCGCAGCATGATCGTCCTCGCGATAAGCAATCCCGGCTACCCAAAGCCCTTGCGTGGCCAGGTAATCCCGATCGGTCATTCTCGGGCAACCGTCGCATTTTCGGTCAATCGCCCGGCGATCAAAGCGGCACAGCCGATTGATGCCGACCTGTGGCGTGCGCTTTGCGGCCTTTTCCTGCCCGGTTGGGCGTGGTGCTTGTGGTCTCATTAAATTTTCTCCGATAATTTACGAATGGTCATTGAAAGCAAATCGAGTTCGTCCAGCTTGTAGCGGGTCTGGAATCCACTCGACTTCAGTTGATGGATTCCGCTATTCCCCGTGTGATGTTCCGGGCAAAGGGCCACTGTCAAGAAATGCGGCGACCGCTGGCCCAGGCCTCTATCCTGCAAAATGTGGTGCGTCTGTGCTGGCGTCGGTCCGTATCCAAGGTGCTGGCAAAGAACACAGCCCAGTTCGGCCACCAGGCCCATGTGCCGGCGCTCGCTTGCGTCTGGTTTTTTCATTCAGAAAATTCCTGAAGTAGCGAATCCATGCGCCAGTGCGCGTCATTGCCCATTTTTTTCCACAGGAACAGGGGCGCATGCTGGCCGCGCAGGAAGTCGATTACCTTGCGGTGATATTCCTCAAACTCGCTTTGGTCGGCCTTGGCGTAGCTGATGCTTTTTGGGATAGGGACAACGCCACCACTTGGCCCTGCCGCCCATACAACCCAGCCGGCGCCAATGGAAGTCCACGCTCTGAACATGTCAAAATCCTCGAACCGCTCCTGCTGGTCGAACACCGCCGACAGAATCGCAAAGTGCCGGCGATGAAACGGGCTGGATCTCGGAATAACGAACTCGATCACCGCAAATTCGCCGGGCTCCAGTTCGGCCAGGCGCTTCCAGATTTTCCGCCAGCCGCGCTTATCGCTGGCGTTCCATCCGTCGAACAGGCCGAACAGGAAGCGGCGCACATGCTCAAGGATCGATTCAGCCGGGAATGAATCGGCTGTGCGAATCAACGTCACTTTTGACATTCGTTACCACCCGGCGCATTCCGCATCAATCGCGGGCAGACATAGATCGCAAAAGCGGCGCTGGCTGCTACCCAAGCGACACCGGCTAGGGCGATTAGTACGCTGTTCATGCGGATACCTTTTTCGTTGTTTTTTCGGCGTTGACCGCAGCATCGATGCGCGAACCGATGAAAAACATGCACGGCACGGCCATCGAGTTGCCGAGTGCCTTGTAACGCGGCCCGTCCGGGCAATCATCGGCGGGCTTCTTGCGCCACGGGATTTTTGAGTACCCGCGAGGAAATCCCTGTAAAAACTCGCATTCCTCTACGGTAAGCCTGCGTACCGCAAACGGCGTTTCTCCCACCCGGCCTTTGCCGCTTCGCTCTTGTTCAGTTGCTCCTTCCCGAGAGTCCCTCGCTTTGCCTGCTGCGCATGCTTGGTGCAGTACCCGTTCGCGTGATACTTCGCATTGCATCCCCGCACTTGGCACGGCTTCTGGTGTTTCTGCTCTCCGTCCTTCCGAACCTCTGAGAACTGATTGTCCTTTATGGCCAGCGGATCGCCCCACTTCTTGAACCGCAAGTAGTGCTTGTTGCAGTAGCCCAACCCCTTCTGAGGCAAACCACAGATCGCGCATGAGCCGCGCTGCTTGTGCTCCCGGCTGTGACAACTCCGACAAATACGCTCCAAGTTTTCCAGCAAGTTGTTCAGATGGTTCCCATCCTTGTGATGCACATCGCTCGCATCCGGCTTCCCGCAACGATTGCAGCAGCCAGCCGGAACCATTTTCCGAGCGTGATAGTGCGCAGTGGACCACCCAACTTCTGGAGAATGCCGCTGGTCGAATGCTGAGGCCATGCAGTGCCTGTCGCAAAATTTCCGGCGATTGAAGTGAACCAAGTATTCCAAGTCCCCATTGGGCAAACGCTTCCTCTCCAACTGCTTCCCGCAGTGTTCGCAGAATCTTTCCGGCGTGGGTTTCTTGTGTGCTGGCATAAAGACCTCCGTGGTTGAAGCCTTTATTATACAAGGTTTCACACAGCACATGTGGCTTGTCGCCGCCGCCACTACTGGCCCGAAGACAATTACCAACTTCGTCGCCAAGCTCTGCGGTTGCGCCGCCTTCTCGGCCTCTTAGCGCCACCGACAATGCAACCACATTCTCCTGCCCACTATTTCGCCCCATTGCGAAAGCCAGATGCTTATCCGTGCATGGGTCTTGCGTGCCGTGCAAAACGAACAATCCTGCGCCACCGTTGATATGCTGATCTTCAAGCCCCTGCTTTTCTCCAAAATGGGCGTTGAGTGTCGGGGCAATGTCAGCAGGCCACTTTGCCCCAGCGCTTCCGCCAGCGTTCAGGTAGTGGCTAATGCTTCCTGTGCTGGCGACGGGCACGATAAGTTCGTCTCGGCTGTCGCCGCTTCGCTGTCCATGTCCTGGGCTACCGTTCGTAGCGCCCGCTCTAATTGTTGGGGTAACTTCTTCCCCCGCTTCTCGGCTCGGCGCAATATCCCGGCGCACGCCGTCGAACTCAAAAAGAACCGCTGCGGGATCGAATCCTGCTCTAGCACTTGCGACAACGAACACACGTCGGCGGCGTTGGGCCACTCCGAAAAATTGGGCGTCAACAACCCGCCACGCGATTGTTCTCTGGGGACCAAACACACAACCCGCGTCCGTCCACCTTCCCCCTGGCGGGACGAGAGCACCATCTTCGCCGGCAAGTGATCCAAGAAAGCATCCGAATGCGCCCGTTTTGTCACTGAACAGGCCAGGGACATTTTCGTAAATAGTGATAACTGGAGGTTTTCCATGCTTGTACCTAATCAGGTCGGCGTGATTTATCAGTTCGACGTAAACGAGCGTCAAATTTCCCCTTGCATCCTCCAGACCGTTGCGCAGGCCGGCAATTGAAAACGCCTGGCACGGAGGCCCACCAACAATCGCGTCGGCATTGGCAAAAACCGATTCCGGCCACTCGCGGAATTTGGTCATGTCACCGAAGTTCGGCACGTCTGGGTAGTGATGCGCCAGCACGGCGCAGGGGAATGGCTCAATCTCGCTAAATCCGATCGCCTTCCAGCCAAGCGGCTCGAACGCTACGCTGGCGGCTTCGATACCGGAACAAATCGAAATGAAGTTCATTTCGCCCTCGCTTTCCCGGCCGCAACGACCTTGGACTTAACCTGTTGAGCGAACGCATCGCCCTGCGTTTCGCGCATGTAGCGCAGTTGGTTTGCCTGCTCTGATCTCGATAGCTGCATACCGATGATTTCGACGGCCTGGGCCATAGTCGGCAGCTTTGCGGTTGATTGATTGCTGGTCATTAGGCAATCACGCCTTAACCCAAGCAAGGCCGTCCCAGCGGCTGATCAGCTTGCCAAGCTCATCACATACGCCATCGATCACCAGTTGATCGAACACCTTGGCCAGCGCCGGAAATCGGTTGCTGTGCTTTTTGGCGTCGGCGACCATGTTCATGGCCACTTGGCTCTTTGGTTTCTTAGCCCATAGCAAGCCGTCGTAGCTTGGCGCCTTAACGGCAGCAACGGCGCGTTTCGACAACTCGGCGGCACGCTCGCGCTCTTCGACTGTCTGCCGATGTTCAAGCGCCGGCTTTGAATTGCTTGGCGCCACCCGGCAAAGCTCAACGAATGCCGGCAGGTTTGGCGGATCATTCGGCAACGACTCAAGCGCCCTTGCAATGCGCTCCGGCTGTTCGGCAAACCCGGAAAGCTTTTCGCCCCAAAAATTCATTGCGTTGCGGATGCCAACATCTTCTCCCTTGTGCGGCCCGGCCTCAAACTGCTGGCCGGTCTTCCACTGGTTGAGAAAGCGCGTACCGTAGTTGCCCTGCATCGTCTGGAAAATCTTAGCCACCCAAGAGGGGTGCAAAGGTTGGCGTAACGTCGATGATTCTGCTGCTCTGTTCATTTTGATTGCCCTCAACATCAGTTCCGAAG